ATGCGTGGAACGTCAAACAGTTTTCCGCTACTTAGTTTTGAGCCGACAGGCTTGACTTTGCCGTCTCCAGCTCGGTCAAGAATCTCTGATTCAGGCTTGCGTACTTGAGCGCGGGATGGTTTTGGGTTGCGTATTGAACCAGGGCCATCCGGTGTTGGGTCTGGAGTGGCTAGAGCAACACCACGAAGGAATAAGCCTTCACCGACTATTCCGTTTAGGTTGGCATCACGCGCACTAAATGGGTCAAAATCTTCTGCTCCAATTGACGTAAAGAATCGACCGGCCGAACGGCCTCCACCAATATTTGGTTTATTTGTTAAACGACCACCAATAGCACGACCAAGTCGGTAACTAGCAGCTTTCCATTCGATGTCATTTTGATTTATAGACTTTTTTTTTAGGTTATCAACAGCCGTATCTACCGCATCAATTAAGTCATAACTGATGCCAGACGTCATTACAATTCCATCCACGTCTACAAAAGACTCAACGCCGTGATAGTCAAATATTGGGTCTAGGGCCTGCTTGACCATGAAGGCAAACTTTGGCACGACAGGCAACAGGTATGCCTTCTCTTCGGGCCAATCACTTTGCGAACCAAACTCGCTTAGCAACTTGAACTTACGACGCTTTTTTCTACGTCTTCCGATAGCTCCACGCAGGGCTGCTATTGCTAACTCTCCAGGGTATTTTACTTCAAGGTCGGAAACGTAGTCTTCTTGAGTGAACTCTTCTTCGATTTCGTATGTCTTTTTGACTGTTGAATCACCTTTGACAACTCCATTAGGAATGACGGCAAAACGGCACTTTCCTTCTGATTCAACTTCCATGTCAATTATCTTGCAGCTATCGCCACCTTGATAAAAAACGCAGTTAGCACATTTTACGCCTATGCCAGCAATTGAGTTTTCGGCAGCTGGCGTGTATCCGGCCCAAACACCTTCTGAGTCTTGATTAAACTTGCCGTGACGTTTTGTTATCTTGAGAAGTGCGTCTCTTAGGTCTGCTTCTTCTTTGTCCAAGTTTGTTGGGTCAAATTCTTGAGTATCATCATCTTCGTACTCAACTGCTGGAAGCGCGATAATCTGAGGACCATTTTGTCCTGGTCTTATCGCAACAGGCATAGACATTGCTGGCGGACGCGTGGGGCGTTGAGGCTGATTCATCACCATTCCTGGAGACCCAATTGGCATCATTGGCATTCCGGGCATAGGCACTGATGGTCTGCGTGGTGCAACAACCGTAATTGGCTCAGGTGCTCCAAACATGTATCGTCCGCGACCTCCGCTGAAATGGCACTTGTATCGGCCAACTTCACCGTTATCTGCACGACGAGCAAAGGTTAGCTCTTCTCCGTTTACGTCCATTAAGGAAACTTTTGCGCCGAGCATTAAGCCCAATTGCTTTTCAATTTCTGCGCGGTTTATGGTTTCTTCTTCGTCTTCTTCCATATAGGAAACTGGACCGGAATATCCACCTTCTTCTGACTTTACGGAAATAGTGCCAGTGAGCTGGTTTGCTCCGTGAAGAACAGGAGATACTTCGTACAGTTCAAGTTCGTAAATAACGTTTGCTTGCGACTTCTGGTCGAACTGGGCACGAAGCGTCTTATAGCCGATTGACCATTCTTGTTCTTCACCAAAGAAGGCAACCATAGCGAATGCTTCTTTACCTTTTTCGGAATTAAGGTTGAACTGAACGCGAGCAAAAAGTCCACCGATTCCTGCCATCTTCATCTTCAAAGGCAATCTTGGGTCCGTATTTGGTACTTCGTAAATCTCTAAAACTTTACCGATTGGGTCATTCCAGTTGTGGCCCCAAACAACACGAGGCTTGCGGCGCTGAAGGCTTTTTGTGAACGCACCAGTAGTGACAATGTCTCCTACTGAGTCTTTGTTGCCTATTCCGGCTACGAAGCACTCAACCATTCCCTGAGCTTCATCTAGGTTGATGGAGCCACCCTTGGTCGCAAAGGAAGTTCCGAGCGTGGTTGACTTATATTCGTACAGTTCAGGCAACATTCAGGAGACCCTTCGTCTTGTGTCTACTGAAAATAATAAGACATTAGGAAGTCTGTTCGGTGCAACTATGCTTATATATCCACTTTTAGTGAAATTATATAAAAATCAAACAATCGTTTAGTGAAACTAAACAGTTTGACCAAAGTTCCAAGCGGAACGAGCCTCGTTTTCGGCCAGCTGATATTGACCATAAGCGAAGAAGTCGGTGTACATTTCCACCAACCCATCTCTGAAGAACGAATATCGTCTTTCTTCGTCTGCGTATTCAAAAGATTTAATCATAAGTGAATTAATTTCTGAAAAATTCGCTTCATTTATTCTTTTAATTCTTGAAACGTGAGCATCAACCATTGCGCGAAGGTCCTTGACTGGGAGAGCTTTTACTTTTACTCCCTTTTCGGACGCTTCGTTTACTCGTGACTCAAAAGAATCGCTAATAATAGAAGAAACAACCGGACGGATGTCTTCCTCTATCTGCTTATTCCATGTCTCAATTGACAAAACCGAGTCAACATCAAGAGTTCCGTGCATTAAGGCCTTTTTAGACTTCAAGCCGCTAGCTTTTTCTAGCACTACTCTTTGTTGTCTTTCCGCTACACGCTCAACGCTTCTCGCAAGAATTTCAGTCCATCTTTCAATTGACTGTTCGTTCTTGTCAATCATTTCTTTTACTTGAATTTGATTACTAGGAGAAGACGCAACAGTCATTGGCTGCGGAAGTCCACCAAGTGCCTCGGTAGGAATAGTGGTTTGAGCCAATTCGCCACCTTCGGCCATTCCGGCTTCGGCCATTGCCCCCTGCATGGTGTTCGTATCCAGAGGAATAGTCTCTGCCATTGGAGGAACCGGAGTTGGCATTCCAGGTGGCATTCCAGGCATTCCAGGTGGCATCCCCGGCATTCCTGGAGGGGCCCCAGGAGCCCCAGGAATTTGAGCCTGTCCTTCTTCCATCTTCTTTTTCGTGTTTGCAATAGGAATAAGGTTTGGATTCTGAAGAAGCGAGTCAGCCAAGTCGGCATCTACTTCTTTGCGTGACGAGCCAGTTCTGTACTCGTTCGCACTAATTAGCCCAGACTGGAATTCCTGTAGTAAATACTTGTCCCGCTCTTGCTTGTAAAGCATGAGGATTGGAACTTCGGTTGTGTCAAAATCCAGATAGTACTTTTCATCAAGTTCGTCCAGCGCTCTAGATATTGGCTCCAAATGGGGAAGCATTGTCTCCATCCAGAAAACACGAATTTCTTCTGAGGCGTTACTGAAGGTTCTGCCAGAGGCGTTACCAATAACAGACTCAGGAACACCAAATGCAGAAAGTATTTCTTCTTTAGTTATCTGACGCATCTGGACATAGGCAGCATCGCGTGGGTTTGCAGAAGTATCGACAAAGTCAACTCCGTCGTCTGCCGCGATAACCGTAGTGTGTCCAGCCCTTGCTAGGTTTCCTCTAAATCTGTTACGAAGTTCTTCTTTGTCGTCTTCATCAATTTCACCTCTGACAACCAACAGTCCACCCGGACGTCCGTCATTAAGAAGGTAGTTTCTGTTGTAAATCTTGGCAAGGTTTTCAATTTCTATGGCCACGCCTGCTGCCTCAAGAGGCGTAAGCGATAGGTAAGGGTCAATGGGGTGAGGGCGTCTAACCCAGCAGACATCTTCTGGCTTGAGTATTATTTTCTCGCCATAAGGCATTTGCACTTCGTAGCCAGAAACAAACGTTTTAGGGTCTGGTATCGGTGCTGTTGACTGAGGTGGAAGAAGGTTGAGCCCAATGATTCCACCATCACGTCCACGTATCTTTTCTATAAAAGCTCCACGAGTACCCAGCATGAGCTGAGCAGAAAGCCTGTATCTAAAAATAAAAGAGTTTTCTCCGACATTGGCTTTATTGTTTAAAATCTCCAGCAGAGGATTGCGATTTGCTTCGCGGCCCTTAACAATTTCGCCGTGTTTTGAATTGTCTTTTCTTAAAATCATCGGCAAGCGCGCTTGGTTTCCCGAGATTGCGTCAATACACCTATTGACCCACGTGATTTTAGACATGCCTTCGCGATAGGCGCGCTCTATGTCCCAAGAGTCACGATATGCCTTCCCAGCGAGGGATGGGTTCATGGATATGGGGGCTCCGTATCCTAAATTTTTGCTTGATTGTGAGCCCAAGCCTTTGTTTTGAGGCGAATTCCAGCCCATCTATTACCTACTCAAGTCCCAAAAGAAAGCCAAATATTCCACAGCCGACACCGGCAACCACCCAACCGGCAGGCATAAATATCATTCCTGCTCCAATACTAGTAAACAGTATAAAGCAAAACATCAGTACATTTGCGGACCTTGGTCTATTGACTTGT